GACCTACACGCAGGAGCGCGAGCGCGTGACGGAGCAGAGCATGCGCATGCTGGTCGACGTCTGGTGCGACCTGTTCGCCGACATGGACGACGCGGTGTTCAGCGCCGCGATCAAACAGCACGTCAAGGCCAGCAAGTGGTTTCCCAAGCCAGCGGAAATCTTCGAGATTGCCAAAAAGTGGGAGGACGTCGCTGACGGCGGCGATGACTGGGTCGCAGCATGGGCCGCTGTGAAGTCCGCGATCAGCCGCTACGGCGCGTGGGGAACTACTGAGGAAGTCGCGCGCTACATCGGCGAGAAACTGCCTGCCTCGATGGCCGATGACACGCGCGCTCTGGTTCAGCGCTTCGGATGGCGCGAATTGTGCGGTATGGAAGTCGATCAGGAGAGCACCTGGCGCGCGCAATTCCGCGATGCATACACGCGCATCCGCACGACGCGCATTGAGCGACAGCGCATGCCACAGGACGTGCAGGCGCTCATCGCCGAGATGGCGCGCAAAATGAACGCGAATCGCCTGTCCGCTCCGAAGAAGAACGAGGATGGTGCAGCATGAGCGATGAACCGAAGAAAGATTTGAAGCAGTTTCGCGCGGACAACGACAAGCGCGCGGCGGCGGAATCCGCGATGATCAAGGCCGACATCCGCAAGCGCCTCTCGCGCATCCTCCAGCGCATGAAGGACGCCGGCGAAGTCGCTCAGCATGTCACGCTCGATGACCTGCTGCGGGACAGGATGCCATGAGCATCACGCGCGCACTCGCACGCGCGTTCCTTTTTGGCGCGCTGGAGCACCTGCGTGAAATCGCGCATGCGCTCCAGCGCGATCAGGAAAGCGCCTATCTGTTCGCGCTCGAAGCAGCTCGAGCGCACGGCATTGTTTCGGCATACGTCGCAACGGGGATCATCAGCCAGGCATCGGGAATGCGATGCCGCGCGATGATCGCGCACTACACAAGATTGATATGAGCACACGAGGACATCGTTTTTTTTGGACGGATGAACGGATCACGGAATTGATCGAGCTGGCCAAACAGCCTGGCAAAACGCTGAAGGACTTGGCAAAACACTATCACGTGAGCGCGGATGCAATTTCGTACGTACTTCGCCGCGAGGGCAAGCACTTCGAACTGTCCGGCCTTCGCAGAGAGTGGCGGCGTGCGCAGGTGCGCGAACGCTATCGTCGTGAGCTCCCGCGATTGATGCTCGAATGTCGCGGGATTCAGAAGTGCGTGGCCAAAAAGCTGCATCTTGCTGAGATCACCGTTCAGCATCTTTTGGCCGATCTATTCACCCATGAGGAGCGTCTGGCGATGATGCCCAAACGCGGATGCCTGGTATGCGGTAAACCAATCGCAAGCACGCATTGGCGTACGATCCTTTGCAGCCAGGAATGCCGGATGGAGCGACACCGGCAATCAGCGAAGCGCATCCGCGAAAAGAACGGAAGCGGCTGGATGCTGTGGAAGCAGCGCGACTTCGAAATGATGCATGCTGCCATCCTGCGCAATGGCGGATCGTGCACTGCGATTGCGAAAGAATTCGGAGCGTCGCGCTATGCGGTCTCGAATGCGATTCGCCGCTGGGGACTGGGCGCTGTCGCAGAACAGGCGCGCAAAGACAAATACGAGTCGCGCGTGCAGACGGCGGCGGAACTTTTGCGCAGCGGTGCGACGATGGCGCAGACCGCGAAAGACATCGGGATGAACGAGGAAGACCTGTCTCGCATCATCCACGAGCGATATGCAGACCTCGCCGGCGTGAATCGCTGCAAATACTGCGGCAAGGAATTCAAGCGCGATCGACCACAGGCCAGGCACTGCTCCGACGAATGCGCGCTTGCAGCAAGGCGGACGCGCGAAAAGGGCGCACGCAGTAAATACAACGCAAAACGTTCGCTTCAGCGCAAAGCGCTGCGCGAAGAACGGCAGCGCCGCCAGGTCGAAATTTCATCCATCATTGCTGGCCGCATCCAGCAGATTCAGTCCGCAACGACACACCTATGATCCTCTCAGACAAATCCATCGTCCACAAAATGGGCGCGCGCATCAGCCCGTTTTTTCATCAGCAGGTGCGCGCGATCGAGGATCGCCGCTGCATCAGTTACGGCCTGTCGTCCGCAGGCTATGACGTGCGCATGGGTCGCAGCATCATGACGCAGATTCCCGGCGGGATCGTCGACCCGATGGCCAGCGAATCCCCGTGGCGCGCTCAGCGCATCAACGGGATAGACGGCGCGTATGTGCTCACGCCTGGGGAATGCATCCTCGCGGTCACGATGGAGCTCATCGACATGCCAGACGACGTCATGGCGCTGTGCATCGGGAAGTCAACATATGCGCGCTGCGGCCTGCTCGTGAACGCAACGCCGATCGAACCGGGCTGGCGCGGATTCGTGACGCTCGAGTTGAGCAACGTATCCCGCCTGCCGATTCGCGTCTACGCCGAACAGGGAATCGCGCAGCTGGTGTTTTACGAGATCGATGCAACTCCGCTCGTCACATACAATGCACGCGGCGGCAAGTATCAGGATCAACCATCCGCTCCCGTTCCGCCAAAACTGTAACCACAAAGGATTTTTACATGTATCAGAAACTTATCGTAGTTGGTCGACTGGCGCGCGACGGAGAAATGAAAATCCTCCCGAACGGCGATCCCACGCTTTCGTTCAGCATGGCCACGGATCGCACATGGAACGATCGCAATGGCCAGCGCCAGAAGGAGACGACGTGGTGGCGCGTGACGATCTTCGGGAAGATTGCTCAGTCGTTGAACGAATACCTCGTGAAGGGCGCGGCCGTTGCAGTCGAGGGACGCCTGCGCGTTGACCCGAAATCCGGAGGGCCGGTCGTCTACCAGAAACGCGATGGCACGCATACCGCATCGTTTGAAATCCTCGCCGACCAGATTCGTCTCGTGCATTCGCCCAAATGGTCGACGGCTGGCAGCGACAGCGGAGGATCGGGGTATGCCGAAGACGTCCCTTTTTGACCTGGAATACAACCCGCTCAACGGCGGCAGCCTGAAGCTCATTGACCTGATGCCACACCCGTCGTGTGGCGTCAGCGCCGATCTGGCTGTGGTCAACGCTGCGCGCGTGTCGTTCCTCGGCGAGAGCAAGGGCGACATGAAGGACAAGAAACTGCTGCGCTACTTGATGCAGCATCGGCACACGTCGCCGTTCGAGCAGGTCGTATTCAAGTTCCGCGTGCAGGCTCCGCTCGTCACCTGGTGGCAGTGGGTGAGACATCGCACGTGGTCGTTCAATTTCCAGAGCGGTCGTTACACCGAATTTGAGGAAGACAGTTTTTATGCGCCGGATATCTGGCGGCGACAGTCGATGTCGAACAAACAGGGCAGCGACGGAGCGGTTGACGCCGACGTGAGCTACACAATGCAGGATGCGCTTCTGGAGCACACAGCGAACAGCTACGAGCTCTACCGCGCTGCGTTGGATGCGGGAGTCGCGCGCGAAATGGCGCGCTTGTTCCTTCCCGCATTCGCAGTTTTCTATCAGGCCGTTTGCAGCGTCGACGCGCACAACCTAATGCAGTTCATCCGGCTCCGCGATCACGAGCACGCCCAGCACGAAATCCGCGTGTATGCGCAGGCGATGCGCGAAATCATGCGCGAGATCATGCCGTGGACGATGGAGGCGTTTGATGAAACCGTCTGAGCGCAACGTGCAGGACGCCGTCGTTGCATGGCTGCGCTGGCACGGATGGATGGTGCGCGAGCTCTCGCAGCCGCGCGCCGTCACGCGCGAGCTCGTTGGCGTTCCAGACGTGCTAGCCTTCAAGCTTGGCGTCACGCTGCTGATCGAGTGCAAGCGACCGGGCGGCGAACTGCGGTCGTCGCAGCGTCAATTCATCGACGAAATCGAGCCGCACCAGCGCGAGACTCTGGTGCACTTGGTGGTCAGCGATGTCGACAATTTTCACCGCGCGTTTGAGATGATCGAGCGCGCGGCTTGCATCGTCACGGTAGAGGAGGATTTGTGATATGATCGGCGGCGCATCACTTGGAATCGCTCACCGGGATGCTGTCGATTCTCCTCCGCGAAAGCGGCAATCGCCCGTGGTCACCTCCTGACACGGGCGATTGTGTTTTTCAGCTATGAACACAATTTTCAACGACGATATTCTCGA